CGCCACCGTGAACCCCGCCCGCGCCAGGAAGGTCAGCCCCTGGGCTGCCTGGGTGGCGCTGAAGCGCGTGCTTGATCCCAGCTCTTGAGCGACCCTGGAGAACTGCTCCATCTCCTCGCGGGTCGCTCCAGTCACCGCGGCTACAGTCGAAATCTCCTGCTCGAACTCGGCCAGTAGCCTGATGGAGCCGGTGATGCCAGCGCCGAAGGCTGCCGCGGCAAACGCGACGCCGATGCTCCGCGCAACACGCCGCCCAGTCTGCTCTAGGCGGTTCAGGGAACGACCGACCTGTCGAGCCCCTGCCTGGGCACCCGAAGGATCGACGACGACGCGTATCTGGAAGTCAACCATTTCAGCGTGAGTACTTTGGGCCCCGCCTTACTTTAGCCGTTGACTGCTTGGCTTTGGCGGCATTTCTCTGCTGCTGCGTGGTTCGTTCGAACTCGCTTTTGTGCCAGTCGAGGTAGGAGGAGTCCATCTCGCGGATCACTCGCTTGAAAATACGCGCCGCAAGCACCTGTAAGCACGCATCCTGAGCATATTCCTTGATCGCGGACCACGGGATCTGGCCGAGGGAGCGCTCCGATGCCGGGCGCATTGATGACAACTCCCAGAAGGCTTCAAAGTAAAACCAGTCCACCACCTCGTCGATCTCGGGGCACTCGTCGAACCAGTCCGGGAGCTTGCGCCCCTTCGCGATGGCCGACTCGATCGAGAACTTGTCACGGTGGAAACGCAGCTCCCAGAGGAGCCGCCCCGCTAGTTTTTTGCCAGCCCCGCGATGTCGTCCTCGTCGGGTTCCGCATCACCCACAAAGGAGCGGGGGTTCGTGATGAAGGTGTACAGGATGCCGTAGATCCAGTCAGGGAGCGCCTCGATGAAGAGCGCGGCGTTCTCGGTGGAGAACGGGACGTCCTTGCCTTGTGAGTTCAGGACGCCCTCCCACCCCTTGATGCAATGCTCGGGCAGCAAGGCCTTGGCGTTTGCCTGCTGCTCGGCAATGAAGTCGGCCCCGACCTTGCCGGCCGCCAGGCGCCGCAACTGCGACTCGGACCGCTTCCTCTTTGCGGAGCGCTCCATCACGCCACTCCAGTATCCCTTGTTCGCGCTGGTTGCCGGAACGACCGTCAGGGTGGGCTCCCCCTCGATGTCGTAGAAGGTGAACTTGCGCTCGGGCAGGTCTGAGAGGTCGTACCGCTTGAGGTATCCGAAGTCGGCCGAGGCCGTCTTGCTTTTGGATGACATGGCTTGATCCTTGCTGGCAAATGAAAAACGACACGCAGCCCGCCGGCCGCGTGTCGCAAGGATGTCAACTTGTATCCTGTGCGTCTAGAGGGGAACCGAGAAAATCGTGATCCCGATAGACGTGGAGAGCGTGTCGTCCTGGAAGGCCTCTCCGGTGAGGCCTAGCTGGACCGACTCGTTCACCGGAAGCTCCGGCGCACCGTTACCCAGGGTCATCGAGGGCAGGTCGATGGACACCGCGCAGTCCGAGTTCGTCAGGACAAAGTCCATAGTGACGGTGGTGTTGGCTCGGATGCGGTTGATGACGGCGGGTTCCGTAAAGAGGATGTTGCCCTCGATCGTCACCTCGAAGTTTCCGTTGTTGATGAACTTGGCGCCGAGCTGGCCGAGGACCTTCTCCGGGCTGACGTTGTTGTTCATCGTGAGCGTCATGCTCTTGAAGTCCGTGGTCAGGCCCGTCTCGTCCACGTCCGTGATGCGCAGGCGCGCGAAGTCGGACGAGGTGTTGAAGGCGCTGGTGCCTAGCGGGTTGAGTCCGTTGGCGCCCTCAGGGTCTCGCGTGGACGTGGGGTTGTTCGTGTCGGTGCCGATGAACCCGAACGTGCACGTAGCCTTGTCCGTCAGCGGCATCGAAAGTGCCAGCGTGTTGCAGTAGTTCGACGGCGAGTAGGAGTACCCGTCGGCAGGACCGGTGAACAGGTTCGGCCAGGTGGCCTCGAACTGGAACGTGCGCTCCAGGAACTCTGCGGTGTTGCTGACCGGTACGTTGCGGATGAAGACGCCCGTCAGGATATCGACGTCGGTGGCGGGCGCCACGGCATCATCGAACTGCAGCGCAGCGTCTACCTTATCCACAGTCATCACGCCGGAAACCATCGAGACGATCCGGGCGTAGCCAAACATGTCGTCGGCCACGGAGTTCTCGAAGGCGAACTGGATGACGCCGGCCGTTGTCTTCGAGCCGACGTGGATGGCCTGTCCTACGGTGAAGCCCAGCGCGGGCCAGTCAGTGATGTCGCCGGCAGAGATGAGCTGCGCCGTACTAGTGCCGGCATCCCAGTCCCAGGTAAGGTCGGAGGCGGCAGCCAGCGATCGGACGCCGGCAAGCTCGATGCGAGCATTGGCCGGGGGTGATGCCTCGGCGACCAGCGCCTCAGCCACGCTTACCAACGTCGCCGAGGTGGCGATGTCGGCATCGATCTCCTTCAGGCCGTTGTTCGAGGCGTTCGTGAAGCCGCGCGCGTAGATCAGCGAGGCGTACTCGGCAGCCACAAACTCCAGCTTGGAGGCGACCCCGGCGGCCAACGCGACCACCTGGTATGTGTCGGCCACGTCGTCAACGTCGTCAACGATCTGGTAGACGTCCTTGTTGACGCCCGTAGCGAACGCGAACGCCTCGGAGAAGTCCGAGAGCGCGTCCATGGTCAGGTCAGCGTCGAACTCCATCGCGGAGTCGAGGTCCGTAATAGCGCCCTTGCGTCGCTGCCTGTTCTCGGAGATCGGGTCGCGCGGGACCGTGGTGATCGTCGCTCCGATCGTGGAGACGCTGTTGGGTTCCAGCATCTTCCAGATGGGTGTGGCCTCAAGGACGCCGGGCGTCGCTTCGACGGAGTATTGGAGTGTGAAGTTGTTAGTGAGTACGCGTCCCATAGGAGTCTCCTATTTCTGTTCCTCGTAATCGAACGGGGCATCGACGATCATTCCGACGTGCTTGCCATCAGTTTCTAGCTCGCGAACGTCGGCGGCGAAGAACCGTAGTCCACTGAATGAAACGCCCTCAAAGACGGCGCGTGCGGTTTGAGTGAGAGCATCCACGGCGGCCATGCCGCCACGGATGGGTGACCATATCTGAATGAGGACTCTGGCGACGCGGGTGAACCGCCTCCCGCCCACGGGGCCGAGCGTGATGCCGGCCGTAGGAGTGCCCTCGTTGCTGACGACCAGCCTGGACCACGTCTCCGTAGCCAGCGGCTTCGCCACCTCGTTCTGGTAGAAGACGCGATCGGTTGCGGTGAAGTTGGCCTCGAACCGCTGAGTGATCGCCTCGCGAGCTGCGCCGATGGTTGTCACGTCGCAAGCCCCCCGATGTCCTGAGTGAGCGCCTTGTTGATGGCGCGCTGGACAAACCCTCGCGGCTGCTGCTGCGAGTGACCATCATTGAGGGCGCCGATGTACGGCACGTTGTTTGTGATGTAGACCTTGCCTTGGCTTATGTCGTATCCCAGCACTCCGGCCATGCCGGACTGCTGCGCCGCCGATGCTGTTCCGGAGTTGCCCGGCTCTCCAATAGGATCACGACCGGATTCCCCGATTGAGGGGATCCAGTTCGCGCGGGCCCAGCCGGTATCTACCGGCGTGCCGCCCTCGGAGGGGGCAGCCACGAGGTTGGCCAGGGTGTCCAGGACGGCCTTGATGACCGCCCGGTTGCCCAGGCGTTCCAGCTGGTTGGTGATCTCGATTGCGGTAGCCACGGCCTAGCCTTCGTCGGGCTCCTCGGGTGTCGGGAAGAAGACCTCTGCGACCGGGTCGGCCTCGGTGATCTTCTTGACCTTCTTGGAGCGCTTCTTCTTCGCGGGCTTCGCCTCGGGGGCAGCGGGCGCTTCGCGCTCAAGCCGCTCCTTGTGCGCGGTTACGCGCTCGGAGGCTCTGTCGGAGTTCACTTCCTCCAGGTAGCCGCGCTTCCACCAGAACAGTACGCGCCAGCGGCGCATCCCCTCCGGGATCTCCTCGCCGGGCTCCAGGTACTCAGTTCTGGACAAGCGGATGCGCTTCACGGCCACGTACTTCGCGTGCCGGCTGTATCGGAGTCGTCGTGATAGTGCCATCGGCTTGCTCGGTTGAAAGGTAAGGGTCGGCGCGGAGCCCGAAGGCCCCGCGCCATCTCATTCAGGTTCTGGATCAGGCAGCGGAGACGCCACTGAGGAAGTACCCCAGCTCGGACGCCACGACCTTGAAGTCGAAGGCCATTTGGCCCTCGATGCGATCCGACTCCAGGCGCTCTTCGCGGAAGCGCTTGATACGCATTCCGTTTTCAGTGGCGCCCATGAAGCCCGTCCACGAGAACATCGTTCCCGCGGTCGGCTCATCGACACCCAAAGAGTCCGGAGCGTAGTAGATCAGGCAGTCATTGCTGGTGCCGATGAAGCCCGTGGACTCCGTGGCGCCTTGCTGCGCTGAGTTCACGACACCGTCCCAGATGAAAATCTGGTCGATCTCGAAAAGGGAGGCAACCAGCTCGCGCTGGACCTTGGCCGGCATACCGGCGGTGGATCCGCCCGTGATGCGCGACAAGATGTCGTCGCTGTCGAGCAGCGAGTCCCATGCCGTGCGACCGATGATCATCTTATTGGGGCGCATGCCAGTGCCGGAATGGACCGTGCGGATGCCCAGGCGGACATCCTCAATCGGCGTTCCGCCTGCGGCGTCCCAGAGGGTGCCGGGGGTGACGTCGTCAGCCCAGATCGTGGTGGCGAAGAACTCCGTCTGGAACAACACGTCCCGACGGATCAGGAGCTTCTGGGTGACGAACTGCGTCGCCGAGTTGTCCAGGCGGATGACCGAGTCCTGGTTGGCGCGCTGGCGATCCGTGACGTCCTTGTGGAACGCATAGACGCGGGCGAAGTACGGATCGGTGGACAGCGTGAAGCCGCTGCCTGCCGACTCCGTGCCGTCGGCACGCTCTTGCGCTTCGTCGCGGAAGAAGTCAGCTCGCGAGAAGGTGTAGTAGAGGTCGGACTGCTTGGCCACCGGGTGGTTGGGCATGGCCCGACCCCCGATGAACATGTCCTGGCTCTGCAGGTACTTCTGAGCGAAGTTGGTGAGCGGCGTGTTGACATGAACGTCGCCAGCTGTGGGAGAAGTAACGATGGGCACTTTTCAGGTTCCTTTCTTGCTGGCTGGGTTAGACGACGACGCCAGGCGAGTGAAAGAGGATGGTGATGACCTCTTGGTCAGCATCAACTCCAGCAGCTTCCAGGCAAACGCCAAGGATCGTGTCAGCAGTCGCGGCCTCAATGGCCGTACCGGCTGTGTCCGAGGCGACCAGGTCGCCGACGGCGATGGCGGACGTGGCCGTCATCTGGACGGCGCACTTGCCGCCCTTCTGGATCAACGCGACCGGAACAGTCACTTGGCCGTCGCCGGAGTCATACTGGGCAGCGGTAACCGCCTCCAGGGTGACTCCGATAGCGGCCGCGCCGTTCGCAGCAGCGACCACCTGGCCGCTCGTGTTGATGACGACGAAGATGTCCTTGAGGATCGCGCCGCCGATGGGAAATGAGACCGCTTCCACGGCTTCGTATGTTGCCATTTCTCTGTTCTCCTTTTGAGTGTCAGAGGATCAACCGGCGATGGCGCGGTTGTAGAGTTCGGGGTCTGCGTCGGCCGCCTTTTGATAGGCGTCCAGGTAGGAGATCGGCTCGGTCGCGGCTTTTACCATGTCCTTCGCACGCTTCTCCAACTCCGTGTTCGCATCAGCACTCGGAGTTTTATCGCCAACGAGAGCGCCGCGCTTTTCAAACGCAGCCTCGACGGCCTTGGACCCTGCTCGGACAGCCTCGAAGGCGCTCTTGCGAACGCCCTCATCGGAGATGCCGTCGAGGGCCTTGATGATGGCCGCGCCGACAGAGTCCTCACCGGGAAGGTGGGGAATGTCAACGGACGCGCGCTTTGCGAAGGCTGCGTTTTGAGCTTGGGTCTCAAGTTTCGCCGCCTTCGTAATCGCCTCGTCGGCTCGTTTTGCGGAGGCGACCAGGCGTGCATCGTCACTCTTGGAGAACGTGTTCCCCTCCAGGTCCGTGTACACGACGCTGTCGTCTGCGGCTGCCTTTTCGATCTCTGCGTCGATGACCGCTTGGCGGTCGGGCGCAGACTTGGCCAGGTAGGCGTCCTGGCCTGCTACGTCGAGCTTCCCGAAGTGCGCGGTCTGCGCATCGTTTAGCTCAGCGACTTTCTTTGTGCGATCCAGCTCAGCTTGGAGTTTTTCCATAGCCTTGGGATCGGTTTGCGGTTCGGGCATGGGGTTCTCCTTGTTTGAACCGGACTCGCTTGTGAGCTTTTGAAGCTCGCTAGAAAGGGTCATATCCTCGCCGCTTTTGGCGAGGCGTTTCATGGTTGCCAGGACCGCGTTTGAAAGCGTCTGCCTGTCAACCGTGTGCGTGTGGCCGGCGTTCTCGCCGATCTCGATCTCGCCAAGGCCGTTCATCGACCACGGGTGAGCGTGCGAGGTGGCCTCGCCGTCATCGAACCCGTACCCGGTCTCGCCTCCGGTCGTCTCTCCGTACAGCCACACCGCGTGCGTGTGCCCGTGCTCGGAGGTGGTGACGACGACGATCGTCTTCTCGTTCTTGCCGAACAGACCCCCGCGGTCTTTGTCCTTCTCGTCCTCGTCGTCCTCGTCCCCATCGACATCGTCCTCGTGAACGCGCTTCAGGAACAGCGCCTGGGCCGGAGCCTGGGCGGGGTGATCGACGGGCGACAGCTCATCGATGCGGAACTTGGTCATGCGCCGCCGCTTGCCTTGTCGGTACTTCATGCTTCGACGACCTCCTCTTCGATGCGCGCTCCGCCAATGCTGAAACCGCTGTACTCGCCAGACTTGAACTTGGCCAGGACATCGGGGCTGGGCTTGACCGCCACCAGCCATCCGTACTTCTCAATCGTCATCCCGAACGCCTTGGCGATGTCAGCAGTCACCGGGAACGAGAAGACAACCTGCCCGTCCGGGATGACGTGCCCGTTGGCGTCTTGCTTGTGCATGTCGCCACTGACACGACTATGGAGCATGAAGTCAGCCACGGCCTCGACCATGCCGTCCTGGTCGATGGCGTCGCCTTGTGTGTCGAAGTACTCCTCGCCGCCCTGCTTGCAGACGATGCCGTACCCGAAGACCAGACCGAGGCCTTCATCGACTTTGATTATTTCCGAAGTGCTGACTCCGAACGAGGATTGATCAGTCATGACAGCGTCCTGGGTATCACAGGCTGACTCGGGTTGCAAGGACGCACCTACACTGGATGGTGTCCTCGGGCGGTGCTGCGGCGTCTCCTGGATAGAGCAGGAGATTGCCGAGTCCACTTGGAAATGGTTCGTTCACTCGCGCTTCAAGAAGGTGCATGGAGGTGTGAGAGCTGCGTACGCGCTCGTCTGCGGCTGTATTCCAGATACGACGTACCGCCTCCGGGGGGAAGTGCCCTTTTGAAACCGCCTGCTCAAAAGCCACCTCCGCACCCTCGTGGGCAGCTCTAAGGGCCTCTGTACGGCCGATGACCTCTGAGCGAAACTTGATGAACCGTTCACGATATCGACCCACCATCCGTTCGATATCGGCTGAGCCGAGCGGCGTCTTGTTGTTGATGGCGGACTGGATCTTCGAGTCGAAGCGCCGGTCCCTGAGCTTGCGCGAGAACACCTCGGAGCTGTTGCGCTGCAGGGCTGATCGGAAGTTGTTCACGGCGCGCTGCTGGTTCCCCGTCAGACCGATGGAGTCGCGGAAACCCCTTGCCTGCTGGCGCGGATTGAGCCCATCGCGGATGCCTTGCGTTAGGGACTCACGCACGGCCGCGCGTTGCCCGTTCGTGAACTCGCGTATCAGACGCAGACGGTTTTGCTGAAACGCCAACACGGCATCGACGTTCGTTGCATCGAAGGACACCTGTATCCCGAGCGAGCGCGACAGGCCGTCCGATATCTCGCTCGCCGCACCCGAGGTTATGTTGACGATTGAGTTTGCAAACCGCTCCGCAGCGAGATCAAGCGATGCCAGCGCAAGATCGGTCTGCCCCGCCTCGATCAACGCGGCCAGCGCGTTCAGGCTGTTCTCTTTGCGAAGGAACGCCACCAGGACGCCGAAGGAGTCCCGGATCTTAGGGTCGGCCGACCTGATAAGGCGCGCGATCGTTCG